TTTTCTCTCTAGTCTTTTCATAATTCCCCCTCAAATCCATTCGTGCTTAAGTGCGTAATCATCCCCAAATAGGCGATAACTCAACCCATGCACAAGGTGAAAGCCCATGTCCATACCGCAACCGCCCACCTTATACCCATCTCTTGGGGGTTCTTCCCCTTTCATCATTGCGTAATAACCAGATAAGTAAATTTTGCGATTGTCTTTGAATGTATAGAGGTCAATCCGCCTCTGCATTCCTGATCGGGATACATGGCGTAGAACTGTATAAACTGTGTCATCAGGTTTCAGAATGTTAAGCAGTGATTGCTTGGCATTTTCTGCCATGAGTCGCTTACCCTCTGCATTGGTCAAAATCTCGCAGTCTGCCCAATTTTCGGGTCTTTCGGTCTGCATTACAAAACCATCTTTTAGTCGGATATATTTCATTTTTAATTACTCCTGAAAGTTAAAAGTTTTATTTGCGTGATCGTCTAACATACTGACAAGCCCGTCAAAATCTTCATCTCTGCCCAATAGACTAGCGATAGTAAAAACCTCGTTTTTGTCCATCCCGTAATCTAGGGCTAAGTTTTCCAAATAATCCCGTCTATTTGCGAATCCGTTCTCTTGGTAAATGTTCATACAATTCCCCCAATTAGTTAATCATCTAAGCCAATGCAATAATCATCTAGCCATGCTTGGAAATCCTCTGCGTCATATGTTTCCGCAAAAATTGCGTCATCATTCCTAAGCTGAAAAAACTCATCTCGTGCTTGTTGCGTTGTCATAAATCCCCCATTAAAAAATGATCTCATCAGTAAGGGCAAAACCCTTAGACCCCTTTCGGGGTTTCGATCTCAGGCAGTAGCCCATTCGTTTATTTTGGTTTTTTCGGTAGCCGATACAGTCAAGCCCTCGATCACAGGATAGGTATCAGTCCCAATGCGATCATCATAAAAAGACCCCCGCATTGTTGAATTGTGATAAACCTCGCAATTTTCATAAGGTATGCCGTTTTCATCACCACATACAAATCGGTCGGTAATGTTGCCTTTTTTGGCTTGGGTGTCGCTAGATGTCGCACCACTCCGAAAGTGCATTTTTGCGTTTGGTTTGTCGCAGTCAAAACCCCAATAAGGCTTATAAGCAAATACCGCAACATTGGCTAGTTTGCCGTCATTACATAACACTTTTTTAGATGTGATTCTATATACATAAATTCCCATAAATCCTCCAATAAATACAATACATCAATCAAAACTACATATTGCAACTTTAATCCTTTGTTTATAAGGCTGTCAAGCCCTTTTCCTACTTTTTACTACTTTTTTATACTATGACATACCCTAATGTTTTTATATACAGTGATGGGTTTGCATACAGTAAAGAATCGGTATATGATTTGTTCTCATAACATACCTACGATTTACCACCAAGTTAAACAAGATCCACCAACCCGAAAAAGACCGCAATTATTCCAATATGGCAAAGATCAGCAAGAGAGAGATAAAGGAAGGACTAGAGCAGATCCCAATAGAGCAATTACTACTAGGATCAGCAAACTCTAGGGAACTCACTCATAAACAAAAGACATTCGCCAAACAGGTCGCACTAGGAAAGCCAAAGACTGAGGCTTATAGAATCGCCTACGATACGAAAGCAAAACCCCCATCCGTTGCTAGTGATGCGTGTAAGTTATCAAAACATCCTGACATAACCTTAATGATCGAGGCGTATAAGAGGGCATTTGAAGCGAGGGAATATCAAAAACCCGAAAGATTAAGAGAGCTTGTAATCCATCAACTGACCGAAATGGCTCTAAACCCTGAAGTAAAAGACGCACAACGGATACGATCCTTGGAACTCTTGGGTAAGGTGTCGGAGGTTGGTGCATTCACAGAACGGAAGGAAACGAAAGTAATACATGAGAGCAGTAAGATCAAGGAAAAACTACTAGAGCAGTTAAAGACGATCATCAATGTAGACGCAAAAGAACTAGACGATTCAGGCGATAGTTTGCTCAGGGAATTATCGGGTCAGAATCCAACAGAATCAGAAGCAGAAACCCAAGACCCCACCACCACCCGACCCCCCTATATTGACCATGCGGATGGGGGAACTGTAATACATAGTATTCCACACAATCAATCCGCCTCTTCTGACGTCTCTGATCCCACCGATTCCAAAGAGTCCGAAAAAACGCCTCTGCAAGATACTGATTCTGAAGAAGAAAAAAGTGAAGTGGAAACGTTTCCACCCCAAGAAAGTTCTAAAGAAGAGGGGGTGGGGGGTAAAAATAATTGGGAAGAAGAGAAAAGTAAGAATATAGAAACACCCCCACATGCGAATTGGAAAGAAAAGGGGTAGGGGGTATATATATGGGAAAAGAAGAGTTAGCGGCTATACAGGTTCTTAGGTATTTACTTAAGAATGATAAGGAGGCGCTGCTCCGTGTCATGAGTTCGATTAAGCGGGCGATATGGGAGGAGGAATCTAAATGTCTGGCGGACAGAGTAATAGAGAAAGCCAAGAAATGATCCAGAAGATCAATGACCTGATTACGATTCGGAGTTCTTACCCTAATGATTCTAGGGGTTATCTGGCACTAGACTGGGCGATCAAAAACCTAGCGATAGCGCACGATGCCTACGTCCTCACGGGTAAACCTATGGTTGTAGACAAAAGCTGGGAGCCAGGACTGTGACGCCCAGACAACAAGATATCTATCTGGTGATCGAGATGTGGTGGAAGAAATACGGCTACAGCCCGTCTATAGATGAGATCATGATGGTCTCTAAAGACAGGAGTCGTAGCAACGTTTCCCGCCTAATTAACGAACTCGTAAAAATCGGCGCCTGTAAAAAGATCCCAAATAAGCGCAGGACACTACGTCCTTCTGGGATTAAGTTCAGAAACCTAAGTGACCTCATCGATGAATAAGCTAGAAAAGCTCATCGCCCAAGCTCCTCCAGAAGAACAAGAGGAGTTGTTAAAGACCGCCCTGGAATATAAAGATTCGGTCATGCGGGAGAAGGCGACTAAGAACTTCCTGCCGTTTGTGAAACAGATGTGGCCCAGCTTCGTAGACGGCAGACACCACAAAGTCATGGCGAAAAAGTTTGAGGAGATCGCAGATGGAAAGATCAAACGTCTTATTGTTAATATGCCTCCTCGTCATACTAAGTCTGAGTTTGCCTCCTTTCTTCTTCCTGCCTGGTTTTTAGGAAAGTACCCCAATAAGAAGATCATCCAGTGTTCTAATACGGCAGAATTGGCGGTCGGATTCGGACGAAAGGTCAGGAACTTAGTCGGTTCTGAGATCTATTCCACCGTATTTCCAAATGTAGGACTAAAACAAGACTCCAAAGCTGCGGGTCGCTGGAACACGAATCATGGCGGGGAGTATTTCGCTATCGGTGTCGGTGGTACGGTTACTGGTAAAGGTGCGGATCTACTGATTATTGACGATCCACACTCCGAACAAGAGGCTGCTATCGCCTCTACGAACCCAGAAGTCTACGATAAAGTCTTTGAGTGGTACTCCTCTGGTCCTCGTCAGCGTCTCCAGCCAGGCGGAAGCATCGTTGTGGTGATGACACGCTGGGCAAAACGGGATTTAACGGGAAGAATCGTCCAGAGTTGGATCGACAAAGATGGAGAAGAGTGGGAAATCATCGACTTTCCAGCAATTCTTCCATCTGGAAACCCGCTTTGGCCTGAATTTTGGAGTATTGAAGAGCTAGAAGCCCTGAAATTAGAGCTTCCTCTCTCGAAATGGAACGCTCAGTACCAACAACAACCGACTTCTGAGGAAGGCGCCATCGTAAAACGGGAATGGTGGAAGATCTGGGAGAAAGAAAACCCACCTCCCTGCGATTTTGTCATCCAATCTTGGGATACGGCCTTCACAAAAAACGAAAGAAGCGACTATTCTGCGTGTACGACATGGGGAGTTTTCTATATGAACGAAAACGAGAACGATCCCCACGTAATTTTGTTAGATGCTTTCAAAGAACGCATGGAATTTCCTGAATTAAAGGAAAGAGCCTACCGACATTACATGGAATGGGAGCCAGACGCATTCGTTGTGGAGGCAAAAGCAGCAGGTTCCCCACTAATCTATGAATTAAGACAGCGAGGAATACCAGTTCAAGAGTTTACGCCTACTCGTGGTAATGATAAGATTGCTCGTATTAATTCTGTGTCAGATCTGTTTGCCTCTGGGAAAGTGTGGGCGCCAGCGACACGGTGGGCGGAGGAAGTAATAGAAGAGATGGCGGCATTTCCAAACTCAGAACACGATGACTTGGTGGACTCTAGTACACAAGCATTGATTCGGTTTAGGAAAGGCGGGTTTATTCGTCTAGATACAGACGAACAAGACGAGCCACAGTTATTTAGACGCAAAATGGCTTACTACTAAGGAATATTATGTCAATCGAAAAAAGTCTATATCAAGCCCCAGTCGGGATTGCCGAAGAAGTATTAAATGCCCCACCAGAAATTGAGATTGAGATCGAAGACCCAGAATCCGTAACGATCGGCATCGATGGTCTTGAAATAGAAATCGAAAAAGAAAAAGAATCCGATGACGATTTTGACGCCAACCTAGCCGAGTACATGGATGGCGGAGAATTAGCTCAGTTAGCTGGTGATTTAATCAGTGACTTTGGCGATGACATTGCCTCCCGTAAAGACTGGATGCAAACCTATGTTGATGGTCTAGAACTCCTCGGTATGAAAATTGAAGAACGTTCTGAACCATGGGAAGGAGCTTGCGGAGTCTACCATCCACTCCTCTCAGAAGCACTCGTGAAGTTCCAAGCCGAGACCATCATGGAGACTTTCCCAGCCCAAGGCCCCGTAAGAACAACGATCATTGGAAAAGAAACACCAGAGATTAAAGACGCTGCCCAGCGAGTTCAAGATGATATGAACTACCAGCTGACAGACGTTATGAGTGAGTTCCGCCCAGAACACGAGCGCATGATCTGGGGATTAGGACTTGCGGGTAACGCCTTTAAGAAAGTCTATTACGATCCTGCTCTAGAAAGACAGGTCTCCATGTTTATTCCCGCAGAGGACGTAGTCGTTCCCTACGGAGTATCGAGCCTTCAGTCTTCTCCCCGTGTTACACACGTCATGAGAAAGACGGAGAACGAAATCAAAAGATTACAAGTTGCTGGCTTTTATCGGGATATTGATCTCGGTGCGCCAGACGATTCCTTAGATGAAGTCGAAAAGAAGATTGCCCAAAAGATGGGCTTCTCTGCAACTCAAGATGATCGCTATAAGCTCCTTGAGATGCACGTAGACTTGAACTTACCAGGATACGAAGATGAAGATGAAATCGCCCTCCCTTATGTGGTTACGATTGAAAAAGGATCTCAAACAGTTTTGGCAATCCGTAGGAACTGGCGTCCAGAAGATAAGACAAAACAAAAGAG